CAAGAGCTTATGACCATGTCCAGCACGGCCATGGAGCCTTATATCCGCAACTTTTTACTAGGTATTCAATCCCTGGCCCAAGAGGTTATAAACTCATTCCCTATTTATCATAAGAAGTCACGCAGCATTCCAATGATTGATGAAATGGGAAAGCACTCCTATGAAACTATTAACCCTAAAGATGGCGAGCAGGGCGTCATGATGAGTTATGAGCCGGGTGATTTCAAAGTGAAGATTGAGCCAGGCGTAGGCTTTGGCGTACAGCAATCAAGGGCATTGGCTCAGCTTATCGCGCTCGCTAATGCTATCCCAGTATTCGGCGAATTCCTAAACGAGGCCGGGCTAGATATCGTCATAGATAATGTCGAAATAAGAAACTCTGATGAGCTAAGGACCAGAACGGATAGATGGATGCAGGCGCAATACCAGGCCAAGCAGGCAGCTCAGCAGCAAGCGGCTAATGCACCCAATATGGAGATGCAGGCTTTACAAATTGCCCAGCAACAAGTTCAATCCGAGGCCCAGGTAGGTATGGCCAAGGTCCAAAACCAGGCGCAAGCAGAGCAAATGAAGGCGCAATTGAAGATGATGGAGCTCGAGCTTGAGAATAAGAAATTGCAGGTCGATATAGCCGAAATTGTATCAAAATTGCGAATAGAAGAAGAAAAGCTGGGAATCGAGCAGCAAAGGGCTGACGATGAGCGCGTAACTACCGTCATAGACTCAGCGATTAAACAAGGTGCCCATAAACATGAGATGTCTCAAAAGGCTTTCGACCGAGACCTTGCAAAGCTTGAGAGCGAGAGAAGTCATGAGCTTGCAGAAAAGGAAATGGAAGAATCGGTAAAAGTGAAGGAAAACCTTTAATTTTGGACTCATTTATTTTTCTTCTTTGATTCACTTTTAATAACAATATCCCTTAAAGCCTCCTCCATTTTCTTATGGTGTGTGGGCAATGATGGAGTGGGTAAGTACTCTTCCTTATATTTTTCCGTCAAAGAGGGCAAACCTGCATCCTCAGGATGCCCACATTCAATCACAAAAACCTTATCACTAGTCGCGCTATAAGTCTCGACTAAAGTCTTAGCCTTATCCGCTAACTCTTTAGTTTCAAAGTAAATTGCTTGCATGTCTCTTGGGCGTATTAAGGCGTATTTCATCATAATTTAGCCCCCATCTTCGTTTCTTCCTCGTCATTAAGGCCATCTTTCAGTTTTGTAATCATATCCTGGGCACTCTGCGTGAAATGCTCTTGCCAATGCTGGCGAGCATACAAACGCGAGCGAGCCTCCATCACAGAATCGGGAGATAGGCGCGAGCCATCATCCTCTGTGAAGCTGCTCATAAAAGTACAATCAGGCTCATAAGTTTCCACCGAAAAAGTTTTATCACATTTGAAACAATAAAACCCCAGGACATATTTGATTATTTTTTGCGGCTCAAACATTATATAATCAATCCGCCATTCTTAGGTTTATGCAAATTATCTTCTATACGTTTTTTCATATCAATTACGTCTGCAAGCTCTTGCTCTTTAGCTTTAAGCCTATATTGTCGCGTTTCCTCAAGCTTTGCTTCGTGGTCTAGCTGTTCCTGAGTCTTTGGGGTCGATGGGACTTTCATAGCCTTCGCCATTTCATCAATGACAAACTCCCTGTCTTTCTCAGATACCAATGTATATATCGTAAATCGTAAGAAATTAACCGCTGCAGATAGCTGTATTTCGCCATACTCAGCATCAGTTAATGCCTTTTCAGTAAGAGGGCGAAAGTACTTCTCAGCTGTAATCATGAGATGGTCAGATAGCTGCAGGATAGCTTTGTGAATGGTCTTTTTACGGTCTTCGATGGTCATATTATTACTCGCTATCCAAGGGTTGTAGTTTAGCTGCTTTACATACTAAGTTATAGATTTTAGCCGACATACCTTTGGCAAGGTTTGCCCTTGGGCTGCGACCACGCGCATCAGGCGCTGCAAGTGGGCTAGTTACATTGATTGTATAAGTCTCAATGATTCTTTGTATTGGCTCAACTTGGCTGGCTAAATATGATAAGTACTTATCTCGCTTACCATCATCGGTTTCTATATTAAATTGCATCTCAAGATTGTCAGCATGCTCCATGTTCCCCTCCATTGGAAAAAGTATATAACCACATTTACATACAATCAAAAGAATTTTCTTATATTTGCATTATTTAAAATCATTATCTATATTTAATAAGCCGCGAACTGGCGCGTAATCCTGGGTTAACCAAACTATTGGGGAAAATAGTCGGCAACTTTAGCCGTTGCGCAAGCAAGAATACTGGGTCTACCAGAGCGACACTGGGTTCAAAGTCATAGGAAGGTTTTTAAATGAATAATGAAACGGGTTCTCAGAATCAGGTTCAATCTGATGCTGCGTCTCAACATGCGCCACAACAAAATGCCCCGCAAGGCAAAATGTTCACGCAAGATGAGATGAATTTCATGACTAGCAAAGTTCGTGACCAAGCGTACGAGCGAGCTAGGCAAGAGTTATCTGCGCAGCAACCAGTAAGCGCCCCAAGTATTTCTAAGGAAGATGTCGCGGAAATTGTAAACGCTGCATTATCCCAAAAGGAAAATAACTACTCCGCAATGAATGTTGTGCATAAATACAACGAGGGAGTAACAAAAGGGCGTAACGAATATCCTGATTTTGATGAGGTAGCCGGTATATTTAACGTGAAAGAAACCCCGCAAATGGTTGCTTTCGTTGCAGATAGACCGAATAAGCATGACCTCATGTATGAGCTAGGCCAAAACCCTGAGAAGTTTGCGCAAATAGACCTATTATTACTTCGAAATCAGCCGCAAGCTGCCGAAAAAGTAATAAGAAAAATTGAAGCGTCTATTGCAGAGAACAAAGAGGCAAAGGCTAAAGCTGAAAAGACAAAGGAACCTGCACCATTAAAGAATTTAAAAGCCGCTAAGTCAGCCCAATCAGCTGATGGAAGCGGAACTGCCCCTACGACGCAAGCGTCAATGAAAGAAGCCCTCTGGGCCATTCGTCAGAAACGCTAGCACCTTAGACGGTTTGCTCTCCTTCAGCATTGAGGTTTTTTGAATCTTAACTGTTGAAAGGAGACATTCCAATGTCTGTACCATCAAATATCCTACAGCAAGTCGTAACCTGGAACATGGCCGACTTAGAAATATTCCAAAACTTATGCGTGTTTGTTAGCACGGCTAATACCAAATTCATGGACCCCGAAAACTTCGCGGGTAACCTTGGCAGTACGGTGAGTTATGAAACTCCCCCGCGCTTAGTATCTGAAGAATCCTTGGTGGTTAACTTCCAAGAAATTCAACAGAACTCACGTAATCTTACCGTTAATAATCAACAAAACGTTTCATACGCAGGTACTGCAGAGCAAATCGTATTTAACAATCTAGAAGAGTACACCACACGCTTAGGCGATGTTGCAATGGCAACCCTTGCTAGTAAAGTAGAAAAAGTAGTCGCTGGATTGTGTGAAACCATTCCTTATCGCTTCTACGGTAACGGAACAACCCCAATCACATCTGCACAGCAATTGGCGCAAATGATTGCTAACTTTAAAGCCTACTCAACACCTCCCGGTGTTTTAAAGGTCTATTTGGATTTGCAATCAATCCCCGCAATTGTTAATACAATGCAAAATCAATTTACTGTAGATAGAAATAATATCAACTATAAAACTTGGATGGTGGGGAATTGGGATGGTGTCGATTACTACACCAGCAATCTTTTACCCATCCACACGGCGGGAACGGTCGGTAACGCAAGTCCAGTTACACCTCTCACTGTCGTTTCAACGAATGACCCCACTGGCAATGCGATCACACAAATCACTCTATCCGGCGCAACTGCATCAGATGTAAATGCAATCAAAGCGTATGATAGAGGACAATTTGTTAATACTGGTGGCGCAACGGTTCCGTTCTTCCTAACATGGACCGGCCAAGTGCTCACTAACTTGCCATTGCAAATATTAATCACAGCCGATGCTGCAGCAACAAGTGGTGGTAACGTGACAATTTCGGTTTATCCGACTTTGTGCGCAACGCCCGGCAATATCAATCAGAACATCAACACAAATATCGTAGCGGGCATGGTTTTACAGCTTGCTCCTACTGCTAAGAATGGTGCAGTTGTTTCTGATAATGCAATGTATGTTGCAATGCCGAAATTGCCTAGCACCTATCCTTTCCCATCATCAACCGCAACAGATGAAAACTCATCAGTGTCTGTACGTTTGTACTACGGTGTCATACCGTTCCAAAACGTATACGGTTGGACGCGAGACGTCATCTGGGGTCAAGATGGTAATCCGCCTAACTGGATGGCTATCCTATTCCCAATCAACACAGGTGTTGGTATAGGCTTCTAGCAGCTTAGAAGTATGAATAATGGCGCGAGCCTCTCCGTTGGTTCGCGCCACATTCATAAACAAAAACTGGAGGCATAAAATGCCTTACTCTGCACGAGAATTAATTATTGATTCGTACTATCTATCCGGAATAGTAGGGAAGAATTACGAGTTCACTACTGGCGATGAAATAAACGACGGCCTCACTATACTTAATGATTTTCTAGGTATTAAAGGCGCAGATATAAAGCACATCCCTTACTATACCGTTTATGATGGCGTATTTATAATTAACCAGGCAGTCTATTACATTCCAAACCTCGTTGAAATGGAGTCAATGACGTTCTTCTTGCAAAACCCGGCATCACCCGGGCAATCCTCCATAAGATTTCAAATGAACGAACAAACACGCGAGCAATACTTTGCGCCGCCAAGAGCTGAGCACATCAGTACATTGCCTTTAACATGGCATATGGAAAGAACGACAAGCGGCACCAATGTGCACGTATACTTCTTGCCTAACCAGGCTTACAAATTTCAAATTGTAGGAAAGTTTAGCCTTTCTCAAACAAGCCTCAATCAAGACTTGTCTACGGTTTATGATGATTGGTATTTACGCTATCTAAAATACGCACTAGCAATTTGGCTTTGTAACTTTAGAACGGTAACGCCATCATCACTGCTAAAAGAAATATATGAGGAAATGTCCCAACAATTGGCTGACGTAAGCCCGATTGATTTCACCCTGCGCAAGCAAAATTACTTTGGTCAATCTATCGGAGGTGTGACTTGGGGGGACGTGAATTATTCACACATGTGGCGCGGAAGTACTTGATTTATAAGGATTATATGGCTTTTTTGTCTGCTTTAAACATAGGTAACCAGGGTGAAAAAATCCTAGGTAACACCCCCAGATTCTGGTACAATTATCCATTACTTAACGATGGAGAATATGTAATGTCTGAAGTAGTAAAAATCTGTAAAGTTCACGGCAACCTAACTGCCGACCAGGTATATTTCTGTATTAGGAAAGATAGGCCAGTAGGCAAAGAGGTCAGATGTGCAGAATGCCGAAAGATAACTAATGCTAAGAAGTTTGCTAAAAAGCAGGCAAAAGTAAATGCACTTCCAAAAGAAGAATACATAAAGTATAGAGATGAGCAGAACAGGAGGGTTAAAGAAGATCGGGCTGCAAATCCACAGATGTACCGCGACTGGGAAAATAGATGTCGCGAAAAAAAGAAAGAGCATTATCAATTGCGAGAAATTGAAAAAAGATATGGAATGACCCCTGGCCAATACGATCAAATGCTTATTGCTCAAAATTATAAATGTGAAATATGTAAAAAAGAAGAAACACGAGCAAGCAGAACTGTAGGTGAGATAAGTAGGCTCTGCGTAGATCATTGCCATTCTACCGGTAAGATCAGATCACTATTATGCCATGACTGTAATACTGGAATTGGGAAATTTAAAGAAAGTATAGAAATAATAGATGCGGTTAGAAATTACTTGGAGCGCCATCAAACATGACGATTAGACCCCCTGCGGGAGACCCAAAGTCAGAGATAACGCTCAATATTGTTGGGGGCAATACATTTGGTCGTTTTCCGCGGATATCTAACGAGCGAACCTACAATATGATTGTTTCCGATGATTGGCTTGTGGATGACGCAGGATATAAGAAAGTCATACAAACCCAATACTCAGGGTTTGGACGCAAAAGCTATACATCATCCCGTGGCAATTTCATGATACAAGTGATTGGCAACTCCGTCCTGCGCGTATCAGGTCCTGAAAACGCACTTAATTATCAAAAAATATTTAGCCTTAACACATTCTTTGGAGATGTATCAATTGATGAGAATATTGCGTATCAGATTGCTATATGTGATGGCCTTGATTTATGGATTTATAATTGGCAAACGAACACAGCGGCAACAGCCACCCTCCCCATTAACACACAAACAGAGCTGCCAATTGTTCCAGGCTTTGTTACTTTCCATGATGGTTATTTTATTGTGGCTGACACTTCATCTGCAGGTGCTTATCTCTCGCCCCTGAACAATGGACTTGGCGATTGGAATTGGGGAAGTGGTGGCACTGCGCCTGTATTTATAACCATACAAACAAAGCCAGACTATTGTGAGGCAGCCCTTAGAGCCCCCGGTAAAGGCTCTCTAATCTATTTATTCGGTCAAAACGTAACAGAGATGTATAACGATGTGGGCGGCCAGTTAGTGCCTTATCAGCGCAATGACAGCGTCTCAATTGACTATGGATGCGTAAGCTCTAACACCATTGCAACCATGGATGAGTACGTTGCTTTCTTAGGGATAAACGAGAAATCAGGCCCTGTCATTTTAATATCGAGAGGCGGCGCGTTCGAGCATATATCAACGGATGGTATAGACTTTGAGCTTGCACAATTAGTTAATCCAAGTAAGTCATCAGCGTTCTTTACAAAGATTGCAGGCCATGTGCAGTATAGAATTACCTTTACTGACCCCCTTGATAATTACACCCTCATTTATGATTTTAATACTCAGCTATTCTCTTATGGCACAGATGAGAATATGAATTATCATATTGCTGAATCAGTCGCCTTCTTTAATGGCACTTACTATTTCGTAAGCTTTAACGATAACTGTATTTACGAGCTTAACCCTGATTTCACAACATATGACTACACGAATCCTGCCGCAGGCAGCCCCGCAAATATTTTCATCATTCCTCGTATGAGAAACTGCATCAATATGGAAAATCAGGATGCATCGCAATTTATTGGCAACTCCTGCACATTTCTCGTAGACCAAGGCAATGACCCCTATTATAAAAGCTCACCCTTAAGATATCTCACAACAGAGAGCGGCAAAGTATTAACAACGGAGCATCAGCCTGGATATGTTGGCGTCTTCTTGTCAACTGAGCTAGTTCTTGAGCCATATGCACCACGAATAGATTTATCGCTTTCTAAAGACTATGGCGAGACATTTGGAAGCCCTTACTCAAAATTCCTAAACCCATTAGGCGAGAGAAAGAATCGAGTTATATTTTGGGGTTTGGGTATCGCCAATGGCACAACTGTCCAGATAAGAATCTACAGCAAATGGCATGTAGCCATAAGTAATGGACTATTTTCAGCAAGAGAGCGGGAGGATACACCCGGATGAGCATAAGAATACCCAACTTTGCAAATGAAAAAGTAATCGATGAAAACGGATATTTTACGCCCGTATGGGCCCAATTATTTCAACAGCTATTAACTCAGTTAGTAACTAACTATAACGATGAGGGTTTGTTAGTACCTAATCAAACAACCACAAATATTAGCTATCTAACAGATGCAACAAAATCAAACGGAGCGTTTTTGCAAAACAGCGATACCGGGGATTTATTATTTAATGTGGCCGGGACGTGGAAAACGGTAACACTAACCTAAAAGGGGTCAATCATGGGATTTTTCAGTAGCATATTTGGTGGCGATGACAGCGGGTATAAAGATGCCAACAACATACTCAATAAACAGGCAGCTGAGCTACCTGGTTATTATAATCCGTATATTCAGACTGGCCAAAGGCAAGCGCCCGCTTTGGAAGAAAAATATGCGGCCTTGAGGGATAACCCCGAGGCGCTGCAGCATTTGCTGGGCGACCAATATGAACAATCACCCGGCTATCAGTTTCAGTACAATCAAGCAATGAACGGTGCCAATGCTGCTGCAGCTGCAGGCGGCTATGCCGGTACTCCAGCACACCAGTACCAAGCAGGTCAGTTGGCTCAAGGTTTGGCATCTCAAGATTATTGGAACCATTATGGTGCCAATGAGCGGTTATTTAACACTGGCCTCGAGGGTACTCAGCAGCTCTATAACACTGGTTATAACGCATCTGACGCCCTTGCTAGCAACCTCGGCGCAACCTACGGCTCTCAAGCAAATCTCGCCTATACTAAAGGACAGAACACTGCAAATCGCAATGCAAGCCTGCTCGGCGCAGGTATCGGTGCCGGCGGTTACGCATTAGGCGGTCCATTAGGCGGGGCAGCTGCAACAGGGATTTCTAATTGGTTTAAAGGTTAAAAAATATGCCAGTACCAACACTTAATTTTCAGTCTTATAACCCAATGGACCTAGCCATCCAAACCGCTTTGGGTACATATAAAGGTATTGGTGAGGGTAGAAATACACAACTAGAAGCGCAAAAGAACTCCGCAAGATTGCCATTCGCCGAGCAAGAAATCCAGGCCCAAATTGCGGCGCAACGTGCTCAAGCCAATCATGCAAATGCTATGGCAGCATACCAGAATTTCTTGCGCAATAACCCATCATATATTGCCGGAGGTGAGGCCGCGACCATTGCAGCTTTGCAAAGTCTTGACCAAGGAAACCAAGGACGCTTCAATCCTGGGGATGCCCAATCAGGCGCAATGCAACCTGCAGGCAATCCCAACGCAGCATCTCAAAATCCCTATGCGCAACCACCCAGTGCTATTGCGCAAAATCCCTATGGACAAACCCCAGAGCCTTTCTCGTTGACTCCCACAAGAGATAATGGAATTACCCCTCGCACCGTAAGATATGGTGAAATGAGCGCGATGGCTGGGGGCGGCGCTCAACCCGAGCCTCTGCCAGCGCGAAATGTAAGATATGGTGAACCGCTTATTCAAGAAGAAATGACGCAAGGAGCGCAACCACAAGAGCAGACGGTTTTCAATGAACCGTCAAATCAAATGCAACAAATCTCACAAGGATTATCTCAACCAAATGCTCAATTGACAAACTATGGCCAAGGGCTTAACCCAATACAGGCACGGCTAGAATGGCTTAAGAAAAGCGAGCCAGAAAGACAAGCTATATTAAAAAATATAGAAATACAAAAAGCAGGTGAGCTTGAGCAGAATAAATTAAGCATCGAGAAAACCCGTGAATTTGTAACAAATTCACAAAGTCGTGCGGAAACCGCACGACTTGCCCGTGAAGACTTGGAGCATGGGCATGAAGCTTATTTAAGAGCGGCAGCTGGTTTTAATAATGTTGGTCCCTGGGCATCTAACATACCGCTAGTAGGTGGCTTGATTAATGAGGATAGAATGGAGGCCGACCAAAGCTGGGGCAATTATTTAACAAATGTTTCTCAGTTAAACGCAGCCCCAGGAACCCAGCAGGGTGTTGAGTATCTGAAGCAACAGGGGAACTGGAAGATCTCAACCAACAATGAACCTCAGTCCGAGGCAAGAAAATATCGACAAAATTACAACAGAGTTTCTCGCATCATGGAAGAGGGTGACATTGCGCCCTACCTAGTAAACAATTTGGGCTTTAACGACCAACAAGTAAAAGCCTTTATAAACGATTACAACAAGCATCATCCGGCAGATAAATCTCGTCGCATCAAAGTCGATGGAGAAGAACAAAACATTGAAGGCGGTTATCTCAATACTTGGCAAGAATATTTACAAAACAATGTACAGAAATACTTAACCGATGAACAATTAAGGGCTGTGTCCGGGGGTGGGTATTGATTAATATATCGCCAAAGGTTGCACGCGAGGAATTAGCTAGACGGCAAAGCATATCAAAGGCTAAGCCACAAGAGGGCTCTCTTTATGAAAACTACCCTCAAAGCGAGGCAATACCTAATTATGAGGCTATTCGCGCTCGCCCTGAATATACAGCGATTCAATCACTCCTAGGCTCTGCAGGAGCTGGTGCAAAGAATCTTTATTATGGTGCCCAAGATATTGGAAATGATTATTTCTCCAATAAAAACCCTAAACGTGATGAAGAGCTGCATAAAAAAGTAGCTGAGAATAT